TTACTTCTTCGCCTCTGCAACCACTTTACTACCCACGCCGCGGTTATTGTATTCCCACATGCGGTTGTAGTTAGTGTCATTCAGATTGCGCTGTATTTCGTCGTTATCATCTACGCTGCCGGTATTACCCGCAAACGGACGATTAGAGATCACCGCATCGGCCCACGGTTTAGCCGTGTTAAAACCTTCGTTGATGGCGCTATCACGGATCACCACCTGACCGTTGGTATTGGCATCAACATCCAGCGAGCGGCCCAGTTGCGCCACACCATCACCGAAAGCATTGAAACGGCTGTTTACGGCGAGGAAACCGTAGTAAATGTTGGACAGCGTAGCCGGTGCAAACACATACGCTTCTTGCTGAGTACGTGAGTTCACCACGCGGAATTCGGTGTTATCGAACACCACTGCGCCGCGACCAGAAACGATATCCACATCCCCTTCAATGTAGCTGTTGGTCACCAGCGTACGCGGCTGACGATTTGTTTCCAGACGGTTCTGCACACCGCTGTTGGTGACAAAGAAGGTGTTCTGACGACCGAGAATGTTAACGTTGTTAATCTGTACCTGGTCACCATCAGTACGCAGTGCCACCGCCGGATGGTTACCTGCATCTACGCTATCGCCCAGCGTGTTTTCGATGGTCAGATTTTGCAGTTGCAGGCCATTGTTTTGTGACCAGAAGACCGCAGAGCAGAGAACACCGATACTGTCGCTGCGTTTGCTCTGGCAGCTATCGTACATATACCACGCTGGTTTACCTGGCATATATTTGCCGCGCGGGTTGACGTCGTGACGCCAGTCGGCAGGGCTCATGCCACCATCAAGGGAAAGCCCAATCTTCACATCAATCGGTTTTTCACCTGTACCGTACAGAGTAATTCCACCCGGAGCGGCAGGGACATATACCGTTCCCTGATACTCACCAGGCATCACGGCAATATACTGGCGCTTGTTGGTACGCTTGATAATTGCCGCATCTACCGCCGCCTGAATCGTGGTATGCGTTACACCTTGAGTGCCCGCCGGGCCGACAACAAAGTCAGGTTGCGCAGGCAGGGTAATCGGGGAAGGATTCCACGCTGCAGCACCTGGTGTCAGGGATGCAAAATAGTGTTGAGCATCGAAATTCTGCGCTTCTTTTGCCGACAGAATCGGGCGAGAAGAGGTACCAGGCGCGGTTTGATCAGAAGGACGTTGATCGGGCGGGGTTGAGCTACAGGCGGTCAGCGTCACGCCAAAAGCCAATGCCAGCGCCAGACGGGAAACTGAAAATGTGTTCACAGGTTGCTCCGGGCTATGAAATAGAAAAATGAATCCGTTGAAGCCTGCTTTTTTATACTAAGTTGGCATTATAAAAAAGCATTGCTTATCAATTTGTTGCAACGAACAGGTCACTATCAGTCAAAATAAAATCATTATTTGATTTCAATTTTGTCCCACTCCCTGCCTCTGTCATCACGATACTGTGATGCCATGGTGTCCGACTTATGCCCGAGAAGATGTTGAGCAAACTTATCGCTTATCTGCTTCTCATAGAGTCTTGCAGACAAACTGCGCAACTCGTGAAAGGTAGGCGGATCCCCTTCGAAGGAAAGACCTGATGCTTTTCGTGCGCGCATAAAATACCTTGATACTGTGCCGGATGAAAGCGGTTCGCGACGAGTAGATGCAATTATGGTTTCTCCGCCAAGAATCTCTTTGCATTTATCAAGTGTTTCCTTCATTGATATTCCGAGAGCATCAACATGCAATGCTGTTGGGATGGCAATTTTTACGCCTGTTTTGCTTTGCTCGACATAAAGATATCCATCTACGATATCAGACCACTTCATTTCGCATAAATCACCAACTCGTTGCCCGGTAACAACAGCCAGTTCCATTGCAAGTCTGAGCCAACATGGTGATGATTCTGCTGCTAGATAAATTTTCAGGTATTCGTCAGCCGTAAGTCTTGATCTCCTTACCTCTGATTTTGCTGCGCGAGTGGCAGCGACAGGGTTTGTTGTTATATGGCCTTCAGCTATTGCCTCTCGGAATGCATCGCTCAGTGTTGATCTGATTAACTTGGCTGACGCCGCCTTGCCCTCGTCTATGTATCCATTGAGCATTGCCGCAATTTCTTTTGTGGTGATGTCTTCAAGTGGAGCATCAGGCAGCCCCCTCCTTATTGCTTTAATTTTGCTCATGTAATTTATGAGTGTCTTCTGCTTGATTCCTCTGCTGGCCAGGATTTTTTCGTAGCGATCAAGCCATGAATGTAACGTAACGGAATTATCACTGTTGATTCTCGCTGTCAGAGGCTTGTGTTTGTGTCCTGAAAATAACTCAATGTTGGCCTGTATAGCTTCAGTGATTGCGATTCGCCTGTCTCTGCCTAATCCAAACTCTTTACCCGTCCTTGGGTCCCTGTAGCAGTAATATCCATTGTTTCTTATATAAAGGTTAGGGGGTAAATCCCGGCGCTCATGACTTCGCCTTCTTCCCATTTCTGATCCTCTTCAAAAGGCTACCTGTTACTGGTCGATTTAAGTCAACCTTTACCGCTGATTCGTGGAACAGATACTCTCTTCCATCCTTAACCGGAGGTGGGAATATCCTGCATTCCCGAACCCATCGACGAACTGTTTCAAGGCTTCTTGGACGTCGCTGGCGTGCGTTCCACTCCTGAAGTGTCAAGTACATCGCAAAGTCTCCGCAATTACACGCAAGAAAAAACCGCCATCAGGCGGCTTGGTGTTCTTTCAGTTCTTCAATTCGAATATTGGTTACGTCTGCATGCGCTATCTGCGCCCATATCATCCAGTGGTTATAGCAGTCGTTGATGTCCTCCGCTTCGATAACCCTGTTGAATGGCTCTCCATTCCATTCACCTGTGACTCGGAAGTGCATTTATCATCTCCAAAAAACAAAACCCGCCGTAGCGAGTTCAGATAAAATAAATCCCCGCGAGTGCGAGGATTGTTATGTAATATTGGGTTTAATCATCTATATGTTTTGTACAGAGAGGGCAAGTATCGTTTCCACCGTACTCGTGATAATAATTTTGCACGGTATCAGTCATTTCTCGCACATTGCAGAATGGGGATTTGTCTTCATTAGACTTATAAACCTTCATGGAATATTTGTATGCCGACTCTATATCTATACCTTCATCTACATAAACACCTTCGTGATGTCTGCATGGAGACAAGACACCGGATCTGCACAACATTGATAACGCCCAATCTTTTTGCTCAGACTCTAACTCATTGATACTCATTTATAAACTCCTTGCAATGTATGTCGTTTCAGCTAAACGGTATCAGCAATGTTTATGTAAAGAAACAGTAAGATAATACTCAACCCGATGTTTGAGTACGGTCATCATCTGACACTACAGACTCTGGCATCGCTGTGAAGACGACGCGAAATTCAGCATTTTCACAAGCGTTATCTTTTACAAACCCGTATTCCTGCTCATATCACTCTCCTTTGATGCGAATGCCTGTTGCAATGCTGTTTATGATGCTGTCAGTGCATGGGGTAGAAAGCTGGGCATCTCCAGCAATTCTCATGACCTCAACATCTGCATATCGAATACCGAGGTGTATCAGACCGGCTATACCTGACTTAAGCCGAGCATTTTCCATAAACAGATCCTTTGCCCGCTGTTTTTCTGCCTCAAGCTCAACGCGCAACTTCCCTACCGTTAACGCAATCTCCTCGTTCTCCTGGTCGCGGCGTTTGATGTATTGCTGGTTTCTTTCCAGCTCATCCAGCAGCGCCAAGACGGTAGCGGGATTGGCTGCGGCGATGAATTCAGCATTGGCCTGCTGTTCCATTTGGAAATCTTCATCGAAACCGCTTTCTGGATGCGCTCCTTCAATTCTGCAAATAGGAATATATCCAGCAACTTCACGATGAATTAGCGCATCATCACCATCAAATCGGCTCTCTCCATATTCGAGCGACCACTCACCACACGTTGCTTTTTCTGCCTTGGCCCGCAGTGCCTGAGAGTTAATTTCGCTCACTTCGAACCTCTCTGTTTACTGATAAGCTCCAGATCTTCCTGGCAACTTGCACAAGTCCGACAACCCTGAACGGCCAGGCGTCTTCGCTCATCTATGGGATCGCCACACTCACAACAATGAGTGGCAGATATAGCCTGGTGGTTCAGGCGGCGCATTTTTATTGCTGTATTGCGCTGTAATTCTTCGATTTCTGATGCTGAATCAATGATGTCTGCCATCTTTCATTAATCCCTGAATTGTTGGTTAATACGCTTGAGGGTGAATGCGAATAATAAAAAAGGAGCCTGTAGCTCCATGATGATTTTGTTTTTCATGCTCACCGTTCCTTAAAGACGCCGTTTAACATGCCGATCGCCAGGCTTAAATGAGTCGGTGTGAATCCCATCAGCGTTACCGTTTCGTGGTGCTTCTTCAGTACGCTACGGCAAATGTCATCGACGTTTTTATCCGGAAACTGCTGTCTGGCTTTTTTGATTTCAGAATTAGCCTGACGGGCAATGCTGCGAAGGGCGTTTTCCTGCTGAGGTGTCACTGAACAAGCCCCATGTCGGCAAGCATAAGCACACAGAATATGAAGCCCGCTGCCAGAAAAATGCATTCAGTGGTTGTCATACCTGGTCTCTCTCATCTGCTTCTGCTTTCGCCACCATCATTTCCAGCTTTTGTGAAAGGGATGCGGCTAACGTATGAAATACTTCGTCTGTTTCTACTGGTATTGGCACAAACCTGACTCCAATTTGAGCGAGGCTATGTGCCATCTCGATACTCGTTCTTAACTCAACGGGAGATGCTTTGTGCATACAGCTCCCCGTTTATTATTTATCTCCTCAGCCAGCCGCTGTGCTTTCAGGGGATTTCGGATAACAGAAAGGCCGGGAAATACCCAGCCTCGCTTTGTAACGGAGTAGACGAAAGTGATCGCGCCTAACAGGCGCAACAGTAACCAGCATAAATCAGGCTGCGGCCAAAATGGCGCGGACAGGAATCTTAGTTATTGATGGTAAGGTCTGGCGAACGGTGTATTACCGGTTCGCTACCAGGGAAGAACGGGAAGGAAAGGTGAGCACGAATCTGATTTTCAAGGAGTGTCGCCAGAGTGCCGCGATGAAGCGGGTGTTGGCATTTTATCGCGGCAATTTTCAATAGACTATGTACATAAAAATATCATTTTTTAATACATGTCTAATTATTGGACGAAATTGGTTTTTGCTTTGGTTTAGTTAGCCTAGCAATCAAGCCAGAGGCAATAATGATGATCCAAGCAATTTGATGCAATGCTACTCCAATATAAGAACCTTTATAGATAATAAAGGCATAGATCGCTAGAAACGAAATAAATATCCATAACGAAAGTTGATAAATTTTGGCGCGCATATTTAATCCAATCAATCAGAAAGACGAGTAATCATAGAGGTACTATCACCCGGGTAACTATTGCTATTATGAACGGATAGGATAGAGGCTTCAATAACATATGCATCAAGTATGATGGAATATGTAGATGAAAATGACTTGTGTCAAATTTGTGGAAATGAGTACCATGTTTCTCTGAAATTGATGTCGTTAATGGCTAGTGATAGTGAACTTTTTTACTTTATAATTCCTTTGGTTATAACAATAAGGTAAATTTATGAAGAAGATAATATTATTAGCCATGATTATTGGTTCTTTAACAGGTTGCGCTAGTGTGCCACCATTGAATTTTTCAACACCTAACGTGGGAGTTAGCCAGAAAAAAATAGATGCTGAAATTAAGTCATTAACGGTATCACTTGCTCGTCCAGATGAGCAGAAAGGGGATATCACTGCTGGTATGGAGGCTATAACTCCAATTTGGCGTGAATCTTTGCAGGAAGCACTCGACCGAATGACTATTTTTCGTGATAGTTCACCAAATACGGTTAGCTTAAATGTTAAAGTGTTGGCTCTTGACGTTCCTGCTTTTGGTGTTTCAATGACAACTAAAGCAATTGCAAGGTATGAAATAATCAACCGTGCGAATGGTGATATTATATATACGCAGGATATTGAGTCTACCGGTACTGTTCCAGCCAGTTACGCATTCTACGGTATTGTTCGAGCACGCGAATCTGTTAATCGCGCGGTGCAAAACAACATAACGCAGTTCTTGCAAGCATTAGAAAGTGTTGATCTTTCTCGTCCAATGTTTCCTGTTAGGGTAGCTAAATGAAGCGATTATTCGTAATTGCTCCACTCTTAGTGTTGGTTGGATGCGCACAAAATATATCGCCAAATAGTTATTCTGTTGGCTCTGTGGGCATGGTTAATCGAACTATCGCTGGTACAGTTATTAGTGCCAGGGGGGTTGATATCAGTGGGACTTCCGCGTTAGGCGGGACTGCTGGGGCTGCCGTGGGGGCAACCGCTGGTTCTGCGCTTGGTGGGGGAGTTCGTTCTAATATCGTTGGTGCCGTTGGTGGTGCGGTCATTGGTGGTATTGCCGGGGCAGCAATCGAATCTTCAGCAACAAAACAAACAGGCATGGAATATGTTGTCGAAACTGAGAATGGGAATTTAATGACCATTGTTCAAGGCAAAGATCCGTTATTTACTCAAGGAAGTAAGGTCCTTGTTTTATACGGAAACCCTTCTCGCATAATAACAGACCCGCGTCACTAACATACCTTTTGATTTTGTAAAATCAATTCGTAATAATAAAGTCATCGGAGCTTGAACAACTCCGGTGACTTCTGCGCTAAACGGGGACGTTTATGCGCACATACAATCCAAACTCTCTTCTCCCTTCACAGATGCAGAAATGCACCTGCGATTTTTTGTATCCTGAGTTTGACCTCTGCGGAGGTGAAGCGTGAACCTCCCACAAGACGGCATCAAATTACATCGCGGCAACTTCACCGCTATCGGCCAGCAGATCCAGCCTTATCTGGAGGACGGAAAATGCTTTCGCATGGTGCTTAAACCGTGGCGCGAGAGACGCAGTCTTTCCCAGAATGCACTCAGCCACATGTGGTACAGCGAAATCAGTGAATACCTCATCAGCAGGGGTAAAACGTTCGCCACTCCAGCTTGGGTAAAAGATGCTCTCAAACACACATATCTCGGTTATGAAACCAAAGACCTGGTTGATGTCGTAACCGGTGATATCACCACTATCCAGTCGTTACGCCATACCTCCGATCTTGATACCGGAGAGATGTATGTCTTCCTGTGTAATGTTGAAGCCTGGGCGATGAATATTGGCTGCCACCTGACTATTCCGCCGAGCTGCGAGTTCCAGCTGCTGCGCGATAAGCAGGAGGCGTAATGGCTACACCGCTTATTCGTGTCATGAACGGGCACATTTACAGAGTACCAAATCGTCGTAAGCGTAAACCTGAGCTGAAGCCTTCCGAAATACCAACACTGCTCGGATATACCGCCAGCCTGGTTGATAAAAAATGGTTGCGACTGGCAGCAAGGAGGAATCATGGCTGATTTGAGAAAAGCAGCGCGTGGTCGGGAATGCCAGGTAAGAATCCCTGGCGTATGTAATGGCAACCCTGAAACGTCTGTACTGGCACATATCCGGCTGGCTGGATTGTGCGGCACCGGTATTAAACCGCCAGACCTTATTGCCACCATTGCCTGTTCTGCCTGTCACGCCGAAATCGACCGCCGCACGCATTTTGTCGATGCTGAGCACGCAAAAGAATGCGCGCTGGAAGGTATGGCGAGAACGCAGGTTATCTGGCTGAAAGAGGGGGTAATCAAGGCGTGAATACTTACCACATCACACTACCCTGGCCTCCGAGCAATAATCGCTATTACCGCCATAATCGCGGGCGCACGCACATCAGCGCAGAGGGGCAGGCATACCGCGATAACGTCGCCCGAATCATTAAAAACGCAATGCTGGATATCGGCCTGGCTATGCCTGTGAAAATCCGCATTGAGTGCCACATGCCGGATCGCCGTCGCCGTGACCTGGATAATCTGCAAAAAGCCGCTTTTGACGCACTCACTAAAGCAGGTTTCTGGCTGGATGATGCTCAGGTCGTTGATTACCGCGTTGTGAAGATGCCTGTTACCAAAGGTGGGAGGCTGGAACTGACCATCACCGAAATGGGGAATGAATGATGTTTGAGTTTAATATGGCAGAACTTCTTCGCCACCGCTGGGGGCGTCTGCGCTTATATCGTTTCCCCGGTTCTGTTTTGACCGATTACCGAATACTGAAGAATTACGCCAAAACCCTGACAGGAGCAGGAGTATGAAGTCAGAGATAACAATCAACTAATACTGTTTTGTTGATTTTTGCTTGTAATTGGCGTTCTGGTCTGATTTTTGTGGAGTAAGTTGATGCGTGATATTCAGATGGTTCTTGAGCGTTGGGGATCGTGGGCGGCTAATAATCATGAAGATGTGACCTGGTCGTCCATTGCCGCCGGTTTTAAGGGATTAATTACTTCAAAAGTAAAATCTCGCCCGCAATGTTGTGACGATGACGCGATGATCATTTGCGGGTGCATGGCCCGTCTGAAAAAGAACAACAGCGATTTGCACGATTTATTAGTAGATTATTATGTAGTCGGTATGACATTCATGTCACTGGCAGGTAAGCATTGCTGCTCTGATGGTTATATCGGGAAAAGGTTACAGAAGGCTGAGGGTATAATTGAAGGGATGTTAATGGCATTAGATATCCGGTTAGAGATGGATATCGTTGTTAATAACTCTAATTAATATGCCAGTTGTTTACTAAAAGTTATTAAAAATGGGGCGTTGAGACGCCCCCAAAAATAAAGGGTAATATATAACAGAAGGTTTATATAGTTAGAAGCAAGGTTGTGCTTCTAAAGGAAGTGGCTTGAGGGAGCCACTTATATGTTGGGGAGGCAACGCCTCCCGCAACATATCTTTTTCGTAATCAGATTAGAACTGGTAAACCAGACCTACAGCAACGATGTCATCAGTGCTTACACCGAGTGCTTTAGTGAAGTCATTTTTGTCAAGCAGGTTGATTTTGTAATCAACGAAAGTAGACATATTTTTGTTGAAGTAATAGGTTGCACCTACATCAACATATTTGACTAAGTCCTGATCGCCCCATACTCCAAGATCCTTACCTTTAGATTGCAGGTAAGCAACGGACGGACGCAGACCGAAATCGAACTGATATTGTGCAACAGCTTCGAAGTTTTGAGCTTTATTAGCAACGAAGTGATCAGCAAATACAGTCATATTCTGGGTTTCAGAATAGGTAGTGGCCAGGTAAATGTTGTTAGCGTCATATTTCAGACCTGCGGCCCAAACTTCTGCATTTTTACCGGAAGCAAATACTTCAGGAAGAACTTTCCCTGCATTAACTTGAGTGTCGGTACGATCAGATTTCGCATAAGTTGCACCGATACCGAATCCTTCGTATTCATAGGTAGCAGAGAAACCGAAGCCATCACCGTTACCTTCAGTGTAGTTATCGAAATCGCTACGATCGTTTTTGCCTTGGTACTGAGCAGCAAAGTTCAGACCATCAACCAGACCAAAGAAGTCGTTGTTACGATAGGTTGCAACACCAGTGGTGCGACCAGTCATGAACACATCTGTTTGGGTCCAGGTATCGCCACCGAATTCTGGCAGAACGTCAGTCCACGCACCGATGTCGTATGCTACACCGTAGTTACGGCCGTAATCGATGGAGCCGTAGTCACCGAATTTCAGGCCAGCGAAGGCAAGACGGGTTTTATCTTTGGAGGAACCTTGAGATTCAGCGCGGTTGCCTTTGAATTCATATTCCCACTGACCGAAACCAGTCAGTTGATCGTTGATTTGGGTTTCACCTTTGAAGCCAAGACGGGCATAAGTAGTATCACCATCATCTGCATCATTAGAGGAGAAGTAGTGCTTAGCATTAACTTTCCCGTACAGATCCAGCTTGTTACTGTCTTTATTATAAATTTCAGCTGCCTGAGCAGACATCGCCATCAGTACTGATGCAGCTACAGCAGAAATTGCCACTGTTAATTTTTTCATCGTGAGCCCTTTTTTTTGAACTATTATTAAAAAATGATGTCACTGCGCGATAAATATTCATCTAATCAATGTGATTATTTCAAGATGTAAGTTTTGGTTTCTCGTTTGATTTGTGAAGTAGATCTCTATTTTTATCTGAACTTTTTTCTATCGAATCCTATTCATAGCTCTTGGCTGAATAAAAATAAATCTATTAGCCAATTTATATTAACGGCTGTTATTTATAAGCGCTCTATAATTTGAAGGTTCAATTTAAATCAGCTAAAATAACACTGGAAATTATTTGTTGGTTATTTGTTGAGATTTGCTTATGTATTTGTAGTGGTGTTTTCAATACTCGGTAGCATTCTCGCAAATATCATTTAGTGGTTTACGTACGTAAAAAATTGGTTATGCTGTTAAGAGTGGTTACTTCGTCACACAGCTTAAACCCGCCGTCGAGCGGGTTTTTCCATTTTTTGAGTCTCGATATTAGCTGATAACCCAATACCTGAGTTATTCACTGACTCCGAGTCTGTTACGTTTCGTAGTATTCCCTCAATTTACACCCGCTTTGTCTGCGAGGTGGGGTTATGAAATCCATGGATAAGTTAACAACGGGTGTCGCCTATGGCACCTCAGCAGGTAGTGCCGGGTACTGGTTTTTACAGCTGCTAGATAAAGTCACGCCCTCACAGTGGGCGGCAATTGGAGTGCTGGGTAGCCTGGTATTTGGCCTGCTGACGTACCTGACAAACCTTTATTTCAAGATTAAAGAAGATAAGCGTAAGGCTGCGAGAGGTGAATAATGTCGCCATCATTACGCAAGGCTGTAGCAGCTGCTATTGGTGGTGGGGCTGTTGCCATAGCGTCTGTGCTCATCACTGGTCCGAGTGGTGACGATGGTCTGGAAGGTGTCAGCTACATACCATATAAAGATATCGTTGGCGTATGGACTGTATGTCACGGGCATACAGGAAAAGACATCATTCCCGGTAAAACGTATACCGAAGCAGAATGCAAAGCCCTCCTGAATAAAGACCTTGCCACTGTCGCCAGACAAATTAACCCGTACATCAAAGTCGATATACCGGAAACAACGCGCGGCGCTCTTTACTCGTTCGTCTACAACGTGGGTGCTGGCAATTTCAGAATATCGACGCTTCTTCGCAAAATAAACCAGGGTGATATCAAAGGCGCATGTGATCAGCTACGTCGCTGGACATATGCTGGCGGTAAGCAATGGAAAGGTCTCATGACTCGTCGTGAGATTGAGCGTGAAATCTGTTTGTGGGGTAAGCAATGAACAGAGTAACCGCGATTATCTCCGCTCTGGTTATCTGCATCATCGTCTGCCTGTCATGGGCTGTTAATCATTACCGTGATAACGCCATTACCTACAAAGCCCAGCGCGACAAAAATGCCAGAGAACTGAAGCTGGCGAACGCGGCAATTACTGACATGCAGATGCGCCAGCGTGATGTTGCTGCACTGGATGAAAAATACACGAAGGAGTTAGCTAATGCGAAAGCTGAAAATGATGCTCTGCGTGATGATGTTGCCGCTGGTCGTCGTCGGTTGCACATCAAAGCAGTCTGTCAGTCAGTGCGTGAAGCCACCACCGCCTCCGGCGTGGATAATGCAGCCTCCCCCCGACTGGCAGACACCGCTGAACGGGATTATTTCACCCTCAGAGAGAGGCTGATCACTATGCAAAAACAACTGGAAGGAACCCAGAAGTATATTAATGAGCAGTGCAGATAGAGCTGCCCATATCGATGGGCAACTCATGCAATTATTGTGAGCAATACACACGCGCTTCCAGCGGAGTATAAATGCCTAAAGTAATAAAACCGAGCAATCCATTTACGAATGTTTGCTGGGTTTCTGTTTTAACAACATTTTCTGCGCCGCCACAAATTTTGGCTGCATCAACAGTTTTCTCCTGTCCAATTCCCGAAACGAAGAAATGATGGGTGATGGTTTCCTTTGGTGTTACTGCTGTAGGTTTGTTTCCAACAGTAAACGTCTGTTGAGCACATCCTGTAATAAGCATTGCCAGAGCGGCAGAAAACAACATTTTTTTCATCTTATTATCCTGCATTGTTAAAAACGGCAGAATCCTATGTGACAACAATTAAACGATAGTTAAATGGATTGATGAAAATTAAAACTATATAGGTGTACGCTCAGACTATTGGAGGAAGTTGGGGACACTCAGAATCCTGTGGAATGAAATAAACCGGTCTATCCGTCTATTACCCTTTTAGCTGCGCTGTATCGTCGCCGTATTCCCGCATTAACCATGACCGTAGCCCGACGGGGAATTCCTTCTGCGTGAGTGTGCGGGAATAATCAAAAACGATGCACACCGGGTTTTACTGTGCTGACAGACGCAGGGTTACCCTCATAGTCGCTTTTCCGGTGCGATGGTGGAAGAAACCGGGATGTTCATCCATCATCACTTTGGATTGATGTATATGCTCTCTTTTCTGACGTTAGTCTCCGACGGCAGGCTTCAATGACCCAGGCTGAGAAATTCCCGGACCCTTTTTGCTCAAGAGCGATGTTAATTTGTTCAATCATTTGGTTAGGAAAGCGGATGTTGCGGGTTGTTGTTCTGCGGGTTCTGTTCTTCGTTGACATGAGGTTGCCCCGTATTCAGTGTCGCTGATTTGTATTGTCTGAAGTTGTTTTTACGTTAAGTTGATGCAGATCAATTAATACGATACCTGCGTCATAATTGATTATTTGACGTGGTTTGATGGCCTCCACGCACGTTGTGATATGTAGATGATAATCATTATCACTTTACGGGTCCTTTCCGGTGATCCGACAGGTTACGGGGCGGCGACCTCGCGGGTTTTCGCTATTTATGAAAATTTTCCGGTTTAAGGTGTTTCCGTTCTTCTTCGTCGTAACTTAATGTTTTTATTTAAAATACCCCCTGAAAAGAAAGGAAACGACAGGTGCTGAAAGCGGGCTTTTTGGCCTTTGTCGTTTCCTTTCTCTGTTTTTGTCCGTGGAATGAACAATGGAAGTCAACAAAAAGCAGCTGGCTGACATTTTCGGTGCGAGTATCCGTACCATTCAGAACTGGCAGGAACAGGGAATGCCCGTTCTGCGAGGCGGTGGCAAGGGTAATGAGGTGCTTTATGATTCTGCCGCCGTCATAAAATGGTATGCCGAAAGGGATGCTGAAATTGAGAACGAAAAGCTGCGCCGGGAAGTTGAAGAACTGCGGCAGGCCAGCGAGACAGATCTCCAGCCAGGGACTATTGAGTACGAACGCCATCGACTTACGCGTGCGCAGGCCGACGCACAGGAGCTGAAAAATGCCAGAGACTCCGCTGAAGTGGTGGAAACCGCATTCTGTACTTTCGTGCTGTCGCGGATCGCAGGTGAAATTGCCAGTATTCTCGACGGGATCCCCCTGTCGGTGCAG